GCCAAGTCTGGCGCAGACCCGCTTGGGCTCCAATGGAGTCCTCGACAATAAAAGAATTTAAATGGCTTAAATTCTCCCCTAATTTAACGAAAGTCATCGAGAATGTCCGATGCCATTTAACAGGCATGCCCAACGACCTTTCTGATCTTCTCAAAAGAGCGGTACTCTTCTGTGATCTTTTTTTACGAGTACAGGACTTAAATATATACAACTCCATGCCAAGTATCCTTCAAGCGAGGCTATGGAAGAAGCACAAATATAACAGACATAATAATGTGACGTCTGATCAATTAAACAAAATATCAAACGAAAAAATGTGCAATAAGATTGGTGGGATTCATGAAGGAGTTTTAAGACGCGTCTTAAAACTCGTGGATACATCACCTAAGGCCGGTATACCATATACACCGCAACCTTACGGCGTGCTAGAACAAACACTTAAACAAGTTGGCAACGATCTGCGGGAAAAATTGCTTTTACCCGAAAATAGTCTACAATATGTAAAGAAATGTATGCTCACAATCCACATTTACATGTTGTCTTGCAATCTTAACTCCGAAATCCAGTTTAATAGATGCAATAATATCATGGCTCGAGCTTTATTCACAGCTCTGAAAGTATCTGGTAAGAAGAGATACGTGTTTGAACTTGATATTAAAGCATTTATGAAAGTCCTAAAGGAATTCGGCAATTCTATCAGTAGAATGCTACATGGTATGACAACTCCCAATAAATATCGAAAGTTTATACGTCATACTAGCGATAGAATGATATTTTCTACGTTAAATCGTGCGTGGCCTCACTTAGACAAAGATCCTTCGCAGGTAGTCGAGCTTATGAAAAGAGTTTGTATGAAATTCACACAAACTGAATTCAAAGACCGTGCTGGGAACATCGTCCAAGTAAACAGGTACGATAATGACGACATGGATAGGTTAGGAACCGACCATGATTTCGAGCTAGAATTACGGCAATTCTTGCGCGGACTTAGAAAATATCTCCCTTCTTCAAAGCTTAAACGAATTTGTGAAATGACTCGGCCGCAATTCAATACATCAGGATGTATTGAACTGAGTCGACGAGAAGGGGGTGCATATGAGTATTTTAGAAATATCATAATACAGAGAAAGAACGAACAATTTAATGCGACTAATAAAATCGCTGATTCTCTCCGTAAGAAGATATCTGACGCTAAATCCCAAGAAAATATTGAAGGCGTTAATCAAGGTATTAACAATGTATTAAGAAATGCTACTGTCTTTGCAAATGTCGATGCAGATCCTGAGTGCCAGCCGTTATCGCAGCCACACACTACAGGGGACCACCGAATCATTCAAGAGGACCTTAGTACAACTAAACAGGATGTTAATATTATTGATTATCGAGACCCAATGTTTTCTGAAGAGATTCGATTAGGATTAGATATGGCTAAGAAACTAATACAACAGAAATTAAACTTTGACAAAATTGAATTTGAATGTGTATCGAAAAATTTGTCAATTCGTCAATGGTTAATTTCTAATGTAGGATTCTTATCTGATCGTAATCTTGATCATATACTTGCGTTGTTTACCTTTGAACAACTTAGGCATTTGACCGAGCATCCGTCTGAATTCCCTGAATATGATAGTAACCTGACTATCAAAACAGCGGAACTCAGTCCGGAGTCTGTTAAATTAAATTTCTGTACTCGAGATGAGTGGTTTGACGAGGTTCTTAGAACTGCTTCTTCGAAGCCCGTCGAGATACCATTGATACCAGAAGTGATACCTGAGAGAGGTGCTAAATATCGTGTAATTACGAAAACTACAGCATTAGCATCAGCCGTTTTATCGGTAGCTCATAACAAAGCGACTGAATTCCTCAAAGAGATACCCGGAATAAGAGAAGGATTCTTATTGAAAAGGAATAACAAGGAATTGAAAGAGATAGGTCTGAATGAAATCTCTAGAAAATTAAATAGAGCTTACAACAAAAACATAAATGACGAAGATGGAACCGTATTATATGAATCTGATTGCAAAGACTCTACCGACTATATAAAAGCAAAATATGCTAAAATTGTTATCGAAGAACTATGCCAAATTTTGAATATAAAGGGCATAGAAAAACAATACGCGCTCGCGACAGTTAACGATTCGGGACAACGTTATATTGAACTGTGTGAGCCGACAATAGAGACGCACGTACAAGAAAGAGAACTACCGGGAATGGGAAGATTGACGAGGCCAATCCCCATGATCGGTGGTCTTCCGACTAATACTGCGACAGGTAAAGGGAAAATACATCCTTCCAAGATGTTATTAATCCCATCACCATCGTACAATGATATGTATGTTATACCTGATGATAAATCAGACATTGTAACTCTATATAGTCGTCCGTTTAGACGTATTTACCAAAAGAAACGTGAAGATGGTAAAATCGATAACAAATTAAAAATTGTAAAAGAGATCACGACAAAGACCGGACTAGAACTTCTTAAAGAAGGAATCTACCCTAACGAAAAAATAAGGAAAGTAATAAAAGGTGTTGACCACACAGTGCTAAGATATGCAGTCAACAGAGGAACTCAAATGGGGTTAAGGATGTCCTTCCCAGTATTATGTCTTCTACATCTATTTGCCACGAGACACAGG